GCCATAATTGCTGGGCGGAAGGTCCTACCATCTGCTGAAGATTAACGTTAGCTGCTGTAATTCCCGCTAAATTAGTTAATTCCGGACATGTATAAATAAGATCAGAATAAACTAAAGTTGAGTTTTCAGAATCATTAGAAGGGACAATCGGCCCGAAGTTATAAGGGAAATCTTGATCCTGGCCGAGGTATATGTTTAGAGTGACTTGGCCGTTATTTGTTTTGTCTAAAAGATACTTTTGCACTCCAAGACGTATTTGACGGCCCTCATCCCAAAAGTAAGAAAATTGTTTACTTAAGAAAATAGGCTGTGAAAGTCTTGTGAAGTTCCCAAGCCCGAGATAAGTTCCGGTTACTTCCAAAAGATTATCAGTCAGAAAATTATTAATGTCGAAAACTTCTACTACTTGACCAATCGTAGTATTAAGGCCTGTCAGCCCAATAGCATTTGTAAAATATAGATAATCGCCATTACCAGTGCTTCCGTTATCTTGTGAAACGCAATGATCAATAGAATAAATATAAGGCTGAACAGTTCCTGCGCCTGCATATACTCCAAAGGCTGTGGAATCAACGGTAATCGTAATAGTTGTTGGAGTTGCAGCTGTGACAGTGTAAGACTGACCATTGACTTGAATCATTCCTAAAACGCCATTCAAAAGCACAGCTTGACCCGCAACTAAATTATTATTAACTGTGATCACTGTAGGAGAGGCATTTGTAATACCGGTTATTGTCAGAGGCCCGCTAGCATTTAAAATGGTCCCCGAGATAGCTTCACTGGTTCCAATATCTTTAATTAGGACGTAGCCTTGAGGATTACCGGCAATAATGTTAGTTTGTAAGGCTGAATTTAATCCCGAGTTCCAAGGTTCACGCCAGTTAGCCCATGAACCAAACAATTTTCCAATAGTTGCCCAGCTTTTCTTTTTTTGTGCCCTGTAACGTCCGTGAGCCGTGAAATTCTCGTAAAGGATACTCCAAGTGTTATCACGATAATTAAATAGAAATGTTTGAGTGGGGAATCGAGTATTGAAACCTAAGGTAGGATCTCGGCTAATCGTTGTCGCTTGAATATTTGTTGGATAAGTGAAGTAGATCCACTCACGGAAAAAGTCTCTGATCGCATTGACACGCTGAGGACCATTATTTAAATTCTGGATCTGGAAAATACTGTCTGGGATATCTAAATCAACACGCTGAGAGCTTTGTTGATCGGTCATTGCTAAACCATATTGTCCAATATCTAAAACACCCTTATCCAATGCCACAGCTGAAAAGGTAGAAGAAGAAGGCAGTTCGGAATTGATATTAAAAAATAGAAAGGGTTGTAATCCATTTCCAGTATAAACAAAGCGAGTCTTACGCCCATCGCCACCGAAACCAACAATTAAAACGTCTTCATTATTGCTTACTGTTCTTATCGGTTGAGAAATCCCCGCAGATAACCAATCAGCTAATCCGGTCTGATCAACATAATAAGCTGAAATGCTAAAAGTCTGGTTTTTAGGAACTGGAGGAGTATAAAAAGGCGTTCCATTTTGAGACCATATGACAACATCTTGTAGTTGAATCGGCGCAGTCGAACTGGATTGAATATAAGGACTAAAGAAAAGTAAGTAATCTTTAAAAGGCACAATCGCCAAAGCACCTACGAGATAATATAAAAGGGGAGGTGTACCATCAATTGAAACAGTTAAAGCTGTCAAAGGGGGGGCAAAATTTACCCAGCCAAGTCCTGTTGCAGCTGGAATTCCATTTCCTCCAGTTGGATCGCCGTCATACCATTTTATACCGTCTTGGCCTGGAAGCGTGTTGGAAAGCATTTGGACAATCCCAGTACCTGAAACAGTCGTTGATGTAGTGAATGTAACGGTATAAGTTCCCCCACCAGCGCTTATATTGGTAACAGTACCCATTTTGCCATTGATATTATTGCCACCAGTTGTAGGCCATTCGTTGAACCACAACTGATCCCCAACAACCAGCTTTAGAAAAGCCGTTCCCGCTCCTGTTACATAAGTAGGATAAACAAAGTTAAAAACAATTGTTGTACCGGGAGAACCGCTAACATAAGTTCCATTTAGCAAATTTAATCCAGGAGTATTATTTGTAGCCCATAACGCTCCAGAAATAGAAGTGTTGGTTGCAGGATAATTAGTTGTCCAAAATTGATTGGAATCTCCGCCGGACCAGACAAAAGGCACTTGACTATTCTTAAAAAAATTTACGTTATAAAAAAAAGGAACTCCAGCCTGATTGACCTGATAACTGTAAGTAGTATCAAAAGCCAATAAAAAAGGGAATTGCGCAGTAGTTGCACTTGAGGAAAAATCCTTAAGGCCCATAACAGGTAAGCCGGGATAATAAGAAAACGTGCCTGTTAATGACGTTCCTCCGGAAGCAATTACAATGGAACCTGTTGCATAATTGATAGTGGACCCAGGATCAGCCACTCCATTTTTTAATAATGTACCATCGCGAGCAGGCGACTCTGTATATGTGCTGCCCCCAACAACTACTGAAATACTTCCCGGTGCTATTGTGCTTGTAGGCTCTAAACTAAAGCCAGAGATTAAATTGCCAACGCCAGCAGTTAAAGCTAAAGCTCCTTTTTGATAAACTGTTGGCATTGTAGCGGAAACGATTTGCCTTTGAAGCTGTCCGAGAAATCCAGTGCCACGTTTCCGAAGCATTCTTCCACGCCAAACATAAAAATTAAAAAGGTAAGCCCAAGCATCGTCGGCAATATTGAAAGCCTGTCGATTAAGCGTTAGGCCACTTTTGAAATTTCCGATCTGAATTTTTGGCATTTATTTTCCAATAGCGAAGATAAAAATACTTGTAATAGTGCTAGAAGCGTTGATTGCAGTAAAACCTGTCGCTGAAAGAGTGCCAGTTTGTACAAACACGCCATCTCCTCCGGTCCCGGTTTTCTGCCCAGTGACTTGCACATTATAGGCCGTGTTAAAGGCTTTTGTAAATGTGATGGCTACAGTAGCATTCGGAGCAATTGTGGTTGTCTGCCACTGGAAAATAATGCCTCCAAGACTAATTATACCATTCACTGCATTGACAGTCGGAGTAACTTGAGTTCCCGCAACAATTGGGCTTCCCATAACAAAAGGCAATATCTGAGAGGCATTTTGCCAATAAGGAAAAGCTGTAGAAGTGAATCCAGTATTAGGAATAGTCGCATTGGCAAACATGACGCCGATACCATTTCCAATCCCTGGACCTGTTGCAGCATTAGGAATAAAGGTTACTTTGTTGTGATAGCCACCGGTATTGGCAACATTAAATCCAACATGATCAACCGCAGCCCAACCAAAAATTGAGTTATTGTTAATCTGCATGATTGGCTGATCATCAGCCGGGTCGTCCGGCGCCGAAGGGATGTTTAAGGTAAATGCGAAGAATGACATTAATTTGCTCCCGATCCATATAGACCATTTGAGGCGCCGTTATTTCCTAAACCATTGATACTATAAATTGTGTCTGTGCGCGTCGCTGTAAATTGTCTTTGACTGCGCTTCCAAACAAGCATTTCTTGCTCACGGAAAAGCCCTTCATAAAACATGAATTGTTCTGTATCCCCTACATCCGCCAAAATCTTTCTTGCTGCCCCACGGGCTATATATTCGCACATATAAGCAAACTGAATAGCTTGACCCTCAGCAAAAAAAGCTGCAGGGGTTAAGTAAGCATCCAATTCGACAAGATATTGCTTGTCAGGCACGCTTCGTAAAGTAATGCAATTATTGTAGAATTGTAAAGCACGTGGTAATCCTGGTTCATAAAAATAACATTGGGCATTGATATTTTGACCTGCCGGAATAGCTACAGGGAAAGTGACATAAACAATTCCATGCTGATAATCAATTACATTACTTGTCACGCCATAGCCACCGGGCAGGGAAGTGCAACCAAAAGGAGGTTGTGTTTGCTGCATTAACAAACCCAGATTAGCATAATTAGTTCCCGCAGGAGGGCCCCCGACATTTAAAAATTGGCCTGAATCCTGAACTACAACTGAATTACCCGTTGCATCTATAGAGGTCAGATAGAAGGCTGAATAAACACTTGTAGAAGGAATGTCTTCATTGAGCGTAATTACGAAAGGCGGATCAGCTAAAATCGTCGTGCTATTGAAATAAGCGATGATACCGCTGATATCAATATGACCCCTCAAAAGACCGCTTGGCCCAGCATTTATATCGGTTACTAAATTGGGGGCAAAAGGCAGGAAAATAGTATAAGGACCCGGTGTACCGTTTCCTTGAATGACTGCATTATTTTGCTGCACATAATTGGGCCATAAATTGATGAATTTACTTCTTTGCGTATAAAAAGGAACTTCGATCCCGTTGACTAATGCAGGTGAGAAAAATCCCTGATAAGTTGGAAAAGGGGCAATCGACTGCCCACCTGTTTCGATCTGTACAGTATTGAGAGGCATATTGTACTGATCGACCCCGGGGGCAGTCTGAAATTGATACTTAGTTTTCAGATCGAATAATTGAACTCTTGCATCGACATCCATTAGCCAAAATCGATTGATATAATCGATAATTAAAGCATCAGTTAATACAGATCCCGAAGGTGTCTTAACTATACGCCTAATGTAGGTGATGATATCGGATAAAAGGTTCAAGTTTAATCCTTATTTTTTATTTTTGTGAGCCATTTTTTCTTTCATGGCCATCGGGCAACCTTTCTTCATTTCTTTTTTCTTATCTTTTTTTGCTTCTTCTTTTTTGGCCATTTTCTTTCCTTATTTAGAATGTTGTTGAACCCATAAAGAGACTTCGCTTTGTGCTCACAGGATAAGCGTCAAGTCTTGCAATTGTTGTATCGACGACCATCGTACCGTAATATTCTCCCCCTTCACCTTGTCCAGTAGGTCTATTTTCGGACTTCAGGCGGTGATAGAATTTACGTTTGATCTGCTCCGCAAGATATCTTGGACCCCAGACCGGCTTATTCACCGGGATTCTCCAAAATTCTGCATGGCATCCAGGATATGGTTTAGTCCACATCTCAAGCTGATCGCCAATGATTTCCTTATTCTCAGCAATAAAGTTTACATACTCTTTATCAAAATTATAATTTTCTCTAAACTTTTCATTGAACTTTTCTACTGATCCAACGGTTTTAGCAGGTTTAAGATAGTGACCATTGTTTTTATCAATGTCTTTTCCAGCCATTTTGGTTTGCTGTTCGGTCTCAAGCTTTGGAACTAGATTCATTCTATCCATTGTCAAAGACTTGACTTGTTCATCGAATTTCTCGAACTGTTCTTCGGCTTTTTCAAGTTGTCTTTCCGAATCTGAATTTGTGATTTTTTTAGTAGTCATGGGTTACCTCTAGTTGAAATATCTCGAAAGCTTCCCGGAATGAAAGGAGGCAAATAAGCCCGGCCATGTCTTCCGATATTGCCTGTGTTCACATTACCAATCGCCAAAGTTTGGGGCTGGTTTGGATTAGTAGTCGTAATAAATGGATCAACCCCAATCGAGGCAATCGATAAAACGAATTGATTGAGCGCAGGAATTGAGATTATATAACTCAATGAATTATTCAACGCTCGGGAGCCATTTGCAGACGGGATAATCAATCTCACAAGCTGGCCGATTTCATAATCATGATTTATTGTCGTCGTTACCAATGTCGTCATTCCGAAACTCAACGCCATAATAAAATAAACGCGCGGTTTATAATATTGGGGTTCAATAGGTGGATTACTTTCCGGAGGAACTGGACCTATGATGAGAGGCGGAATCGTCATTTATCACACATACAAGGGTAGTTAGATTCTTCATCTTTAGGACGATGGCATTTCTGACAATAATAGGACCAAATTCTAAACAGTATTCTCATTGTACCTCATAAGGGGGGTGATATTTTGTCACCCCCCAAAGTGCACATTTCAAGGAAAAACTACAACTAGGTATTCAGATCATGCATGTAAGCTCTCCAGTAAATTACGTCAGCAGCAGTTCCGGAAACTCCGGCGCCGATGATGAATCCCTGGTACGTTGCATTGATATAAGCACCCTGAATTGCAGGTCCATTGATTGTATTAACCGCAGCAGTCGAAGTCCCATTGAATACCTGAGGAGATGGATATAACTGGGAACCTGCCGAAATCGGAAGACCACCCGTATTTACATCACCAACAGCTACCATTTGAGGGAATTTCTCACCCGAATAGCTCGCATATGGTTGGTTAGAATTAAAGGCTGTGTAAGCAGCGCTGTTAATATTAACAACCACAGTTGTGCTATTTGTCACCGCTACGACATAGCCGTAAATTGGTGACCCAGGAATCAATACATTCGGCAAAGAATTCAATTGAGTGGTTCCCCACGCAGATGGAATCCTAAAGGCCACTTCTTGACCGACTAAGCAATTATGTGGAGCAGTCGTAACAATTGTAGTTGTCGCGCCTAACGTAATCGCCGAAACAAAGGAAACACCCGGAACATAAAGATCCGGATAGAGTACTTGTTTAAAAGATCCCACGTTGTTAGTCGATGAAGCCGTATTGAACGCTGTATAATTGGACTGATTAGTATTCCATGGAATTGTAAAAGTCATCGCCCCTGTCACAGTAACCACAAAAGGAATACCAGCAATTTGCTGCATCCCAGTAGTAGATGTTTGCGCAAGGTTTTGGAAAATTACAACGTTTCCACTAACTAAATTGTGCGCTGTTGTAGTAGTTACCAAAGCAGCAGCAGCTTTAGAAATAGAAAAATCAGTCGAACCGGTATGCATATATACAGGTCCATATTGCAGTGAAAGACCCGCTTGAATGGTTTGGAAACCAGTACCGTTGACTTGTCCACCGGAACTTGTTCCACCAATTGCGTCGATATATTCCTCGCCTGTCCCAAAAACGTTTAGGAAAGCAGCGCCTTGACCCATATCAGTCTCCCACCAAGCTCTTGTGACGCCGGCACCAGCAACAGCACGAGTTTGATTAGAAATTTCAATGTAGTTTGGAATGAAAGGGACAACAACAGTTGTTGCGCCACCAGTCGATATCACTTTACCACTAGCTAATCTAGAATATTCAGCCATTATACGCCCCCAATGCCAGCTAATCTGGTCGAAAGTACGTTACGGATGCCAGTATCTTGAGTCAGACCTTGCGCTTGAGCGAACTTAACCGCCAAGGTAGCATTCTGAGCCAACATTCCAGAATAGTAAGGATCCCGATAAATTAGATTCATCGAGTATCCGTCTTGGTTGATGTGCGTAAGGGCTTGTTTACCACAAACTGTGTTGTAATATACGTCTTGACCATTAGCACTAGCGCCACGTGCCACAGGGGCCTCAGAGCTAGTTAAAATTCTAATGTTGAAGACTGAGCCATATTCGCTAGGCAACGCAGAGGCATTAGTAGGATAATTCCACTGTGACAAAAATCCCGCGCCTGTTAAAGCGTCGAAATCTGACTGTAATTCAGTCGATGTCAACATGAAATAAGCCGATCTCACAGGTCCGGTTCCAAAACGGTCCATACCTTCAATACCGGTCATAAATTTGTAAGCGTTATTTGTATCTAAGGTAGTAGCTACAAGGCTAAAATCCGAAATACCCAAGTTTGTTGGGTTATCAGAATTTGATCCCCCTCCAGCCATAAGCTCAGAGGCAGCAGATACAATATAGTCGCGTAAAATTAAATCTTCGGCTTGTCTCATAGAAACAGCTAAACGCTCTGACACCCATGCCAAAACGCCTTCCTGATCCTGTAAAATGACTTGTTCGTTGATAATGCAGCCTGTACCAAAAAAAGCCATTTGGCAATCGATGATATCGCGCTGTGGAACTTGTGCAGGAGGGTCAATACCAGAATTGCCAAGTTGAATAGTTGGTGGCTGTAAAGCTCTTGGGCGCATGAAACGGCAAGTTGTACCACCGTTTGCAGGCATCGAGACTTTGTCTGCCACTAAGATATAGTTCATAGTAGGGGTTGGAACGTATAACATCGCAGGCGCAAGCGACTGCAAAATCATAGGGCCAAGATTCCCTGTATTTGTAATCGACATATCAACCTATTGGCTGAATGTTCATGTCATATGATGATCGGCATGCGAACCGTACTTACGCGGATTATCGATCATATGTAGTGAAGTTTGCGATGCTTCTAACGCGAATGCTGTAACGCTGGCAGCGGTGCACATAACGCTTGTGCGTGCGAAATCAAACTTTAATTTGACGATAATGTTTTGTCAACTAATTTGTTGTATTGACCTAATTGTTTAGACCCTGTATTCTATATGTTTAAACCAAAAGATAGGTGTATTATGGAACAAATCCAAAAAACGAATGATTATTCACAATTTAAAATGTTGCAAGGCAATCGAAATATTAGCATTCCTAATATGCGAAAACTTAAACAATCTATTTCCAAAGATAACCGTCTTAATCTTCATCCTATTATTGTTAATAAAGAAATGGAAGTTATTGACGGGCAACACCGTTTATTTGCAGCAAAGGAATTAGGTTTAGATATTTACTTCATTAAATCAGATGATGTTACTGAAAACCATCTTGTGGAATGTAATGTTAACCAAGCCACATTTGTTTTAGGAAACTTCATTGATTTTTATGCAATCCGTCATAAAAATCCTGAATATCTTAAGTTAAAAACTATGCTTAAATCTACAGGACTCAAACCAAAAGCATTGCTAACCTTAATCTTAGGTTCGGTAACAAAAGAAATTCTTGAATTTATCAAATCGGGTAAATTTAGATTTCCTGTTGAAAATAACAATGATAAGACAATAGATTTATACGCTGATTTTATCACATACGTAAAAGATAAAAAGATCACTCCTTATGGCATGTTCACTAATCATAATTTTACTCGGGCTTTACGTTGGTTACAAAACACTTCTGGGTTTTCCTCCGAAACTTTTTTCAAAAAACTTGACCTTCGATGGTATGATCTTAAGCCCCAAGCGAGCGCTGAAAACTGGTATACGCTTTTAATAAGTATTTACAACCATAAGAATGTTAATAAAATTACAGATGAATTCACACAACAAGATGAATAAAAATGCACAAATTAACTTTAATTAGCTTAGAAAAAGCTAAACCTCTTTTACATTCTAAAAAAGGGCTGCTGACCCTTTTAGCAATTTTAGGTCATGTGGAAAATAAAGGGGTTCATTTTGCTGCGGTTTGCGAATGCGGAAATTTTACATCTTTCTACACTAAATCCTGTTATAATAAAAAAAATTCTTGTGGTTGTCTCAAGATCAAAAATGCTCCAAAAGGTTCGGAAAAATGGAACACTAAAATTAGTGAAAATGATTTAATAGTTAGTTTAAAATTATATCGCGATGGAATTTATAGTTTAAATGAAGTTTGCGCAATCTTAAAAAAGAAATCAAAACAAATTTCATACTTACTTAAAGGGAATATTTGGAAACATGTAAATATTTCTCAAAAAAACAAAACGGAATTGCTTAAAAAAATAAAACAAGATTCTTTAAACGAAAGACAAAAAAACTTGAAAATAAGATCAGAAAATGGAAACCCTTATCAAAAGCATTTAAACAAAAAATTTGGTTCCAATACATTGATTGCTATTCTTCCCGAGAAAAATTCCTCAGGAAAGACTAGAGGATTATTCCGGTGTGATTGCGGAAATGAAAGGGGTGCTCGTATAGATGAAATCATAAGATGTTCTAAAACACGATATGTTCAATGTCGAAAATGTGTTCAGTCTGGAACTAAAGAGTCCGGAATTATTCTCAAAAAAACTTTGTTTTCGGGAGATATACACGAGTCATGGACATATCAGAAGGTTGAGTAAATTTAATGGTTAGTTGGTCTGAAAAATGTTTTGAAAATGCAAAATCTAGAATTGGCGAAAAAGTGGGGCATTTAACTTTACTTTTTCCTTTTCGCAGACCTTCGTCATTTTATAAAGGAATTTGGTTTGCTGCCAAGTGCGATTGTGGGGAATTAACATGCACTTCATCTGGTATCCCAGGAAGATCCTCTTGTGGATGTTTTAGGAATGAAAAGCGTCCAAGAGGCTCTTTATCTCCTTTGAGCAAACGCACAGAAAATGAAATTTCTGTTGTGTTAAAACTATATGCTGATTCTTTTTATTCAAAAAAAGATGTATTGGATATTTTGTCTATAACTGAAAATCACTTGAATAAAATTATTCGCGGAGAGTTGTGGAAACATCTTAATATTCCTCAGAAAATAAAAAAACAAAAACAAAAAAGAATGACGCAAGCTGAAATTTTATCTTTAGAAAATACCAAAATTGGCAAAAAAACAATTATTAAAATAGACAAAACAACGGGAAAAGACACCTTGATTACTGTTAGGTGTGATTGCGGTTTTGAAAAAACAATATTATTGAAAACATTTATTTATCGTACATCAAAAAAACTTAACCTTCGCTGTATAAATTGCTATCGCAAAAAGTAAATCGCATGATATAATTTTAACTTAATCCGCTTGTTGAAGATAGGAGTTACTTCGACTTGTAATCGAGAGGTCATTGGTTCGAGTCCAATTGCGTCGCAAGACGTATAGCTCAGTTGGTAGAGCGCTAAATTTCTCTTATCGATTGTTACAGCGGATTAAACCTTTTGTGGATGCTGTAGAGTTTGGTTACTTGGTTAAAGACTTTCGGGTCTTACAGTTCGATTCTGTAAATAGGCGTAAGCCTATTGAATCCAAGCTCGAATGTTGCTCCTTTTTGTTTTAAGAGTGCCGTAGTTAAGGATTTCTTTGCCCCCCAATGGGGCCCAAGGGGTTAAAGCCCTCGGATAGAGCTTTAGCGATTGTTGCCTCTTTTTGTAGTCTTAGTTAAGTTATTTTCCGTAGCGCGGACGGGTATGACCTCTCCGTTAACGGTCCGAGCATTTTGACTATACTGCACGTTAGGAAGATTGAGGAAGCCTTAAAAAGCCAATCATGAACAGATAATAGTTGCGATGCCCGTGTCGTGGTCGCTCCAAAACGGGCGCTTTAGATTTTAAACCTTAGTGAAGTAGTCAGATACTTTGATTTTGCATTCAAAAAAAAACTGACTACGCTTGTTCTAGGTGATTTTATGAAAGTAAATGTAAGAAACTCCATCTTTACTCATGAAGGTGGCAAAGCGGTTGAAATTACACCGTATCAGCGTTTAAAACGTACTGTTCTAGCTTGCATGCTCTTTGAAGATAATTTTTATGAGGACGGAGTTGCAGTAGTTGATAGAATCAAGGAATTGTGTTCCCGATGCAATTGCGAAGATATTCTAAAATTGGCCTTTGACGCTACTCATCTTTATCATTTGCGTCATGTGCCTTTACAACTTATCGTCGAAGCTTTAAAATCTCCAAATATTTGTCTCAATGCACATGGATACATTGATTGTATTATAACACGTCCTGATATGATGACTGATCTTTTAGCTTTGTATTGGAAAGATGGTAAAAAGCCAATTGCTAATCAACTTAAAAAAGGGCTGGCATTAGCATTTCAAAAATTCGATGAATATCAATTAGGAAAATATAACCGAGACAATCCCATTAAATTACGTGATGTACTCTTTTTGGTACATGCAAAGCCCAAAGATAAGGATCAAGCAGACCTGTGGAAACGTCTCGCTAATAAACAACTCAAAACACCTGACACCTGGGAAGTTCGTTTAAGCGCAGGTCAAGACAAGAAAGCTACATTCGCAGAACTTCTTTACAAAGGTAAATTGGGTAAGCTTGCGATTCTTCGTAACCTTCGTAATATGCAACAATCTGGTGTGCCGAAGGAAACCGTGGCTTATGAGTTAATGCGTAATCCTAAGGAAATGCTTCCTTTTCAATATATTGCAGCTGCAAAAGAATGCCCAGAATGGGAGGATATTGTTGATCCTGCCATGATTCAGGCTTGTGCTCTGAAACCAAAATTCCTAGGAAAAACCGTAATTATGGTTGACGTTTCTGGAAGCATGGATTCACCAATTTCAAATAAATCAAAAATGATGCGTATGGATGCAGCCTGCGGAATGGCAATTCTTTTACGCGAATGTACTGACGATCCTACTATATTTACTTTTTCCAATGGGATCGCTTTGGTTCCAAATCGGCACGGTATGGCCCTTCGTGATGCTATCGTGAGTTCACAACCTCATTCAGGAACATATCTTGGCGGATGCCTAAACAATGTAATCAGGAGTGGAATGCGCTATGATCGTTTGATCGTCATTACCGATGAGCAGATTGGCGATATGATTCCACAAATGCCTTTCGGCAAAAACTATATCTTTAATATCGCGGGCTATCAAAACGGAATTGGCAATCACAATCAATGGACTACCATTACGGGATTCTCCGAGGCTAGCATTGATTTTATTAGGGAATTGGAGAATGAAAAAGGCGACTGAGTCGCCCTTTTCTTATTGTAAGCGAAGACTCTTTTTAAGCTCTTGCATTTTATCATAAGCTGATTTTTGGCCTTGTGTGGAATAATCACCCCTTGCGCCATACGGCGGAGTAGCAGCGTCAGAAGGAGTATAGAATACACTTCTTTTGTTTTGTTGCAGCTCCTTCGGCTTTTCTGGTTCTTTTGGTTTATGATAACCAAAGGCTTTCACATTATTGTAGACCAGTTTTTGTCTTTCAAAGTTATCCGGCATCTGCAAAATCGTTTCAGCTAACTCAGGATTGTTTGCCATGATCTTATCGGCATGTTTAATTACTTCGTAAAAATCATTATTTTGGCGTAGCCATTGATCTTTTCTTTCTTCCTGTAAAGCTTGACGAATAGCATTTTGAATTTCAGATTGAGTCTCTTTTTTGGTTTCCTGTTTAGTGGACTCTAGTTTTCTCTTAAGTTTTTTATGATCTACGTAAGGCTCATTAGAATCGTCTTCATCATCTTGTGGAGCTTGTCTAGAAGCTAATTCCTGAATTTTTCTTTCAGCTTCTAACCGAGCTTCCTTTTCTTTTTGGTACTTCGCTTCTATTAAACGAAAGTTATATTCTTTATCCTGTTTAGGATCTGGTGTTGCATTTTCTTGCGGTATTGTCATACAATCCTCTTGACCGTAACGCTGGCCTGCGGTTGGATTTGAGGCCATTAAAATGAAAATTTGGATTTTACACAAGGTGCTATATGAATCTTTGGTATAGAGGAAACAATTCAACACTACAAAACTTGAGTTGTATTAAAGCTTTTTGGATAGAGAGAAGAAGCCAAGAGTGTTTTTTAATTTACGGGGAAAGCTTTGACGAATCCATCCGAGTCGTCGGTGAATTTAACTCTAAAGAAGAAGCTGTAAAGGAGATTGATTCTATCTATGATTTATTAACAAAAAAATAACATGAAAACTGAAAGGCTAGGTGCTTATGAGTAAATGGTTTTTAGGTAATAATGGAACGCTTTTGGATTTGTACAACAAACACTATTTTTGGATAGAAAAAAGAGAGACTAATCTATTTTTTATTTTTGCACACGGTCGCGATAAAACCGATATAATTGCTTCTTTTGAAACTCGCGAATGCGCAATGAACGAACTAAGAAAAATACTTCAGATATTAGAAGGTAAAGAAAATGAAAATAGACCGCTTAGACTGTCATGACAGGCTCGAATATCTTAAGAAAGATCAATCTTTAAATATATCTCAGGGTGCACAAGACTGCCTTCAGAAGAATGAATTATCATTGGCTTTACAAGAGAAATCCCCCTACGTTTATCTTTTTGCGCATCCTCGAACTGCTGACGATGGTGTGACAAAGGTGATGTATTGGGACCCCAGACTTTCAAGGCCAAAAGCTCAAACAAATAGCTATCTTTTTCGAGCACAATCTAAAACCGATGTCATCGAAGTGTGTTGGATGCTACCGCCTCGTGAACAATGGGCCAATTATAAAAAAGGCAATGTAGCAGAACATGAATTGGTTTTATGGTCTATCAATCAATTTGAAAATAATCGCGCCGAATTAGAAAAAGACGATCCTCGGGATATTCCTGATGCATTAGGAACAAAGATCTATCATCAAATACTCAGTGAACACAGACAAAAATTAATGATGCAAAGGCTATGGAAATGAACAAAAAAAAGAAATTTATTTATTTTAGGACCGTCAAAATTGGTGATTACACCAATCCTGACAAGGCGTTTCATTGTTCCAAATATTGTTTTAATAAAAATGGGGATCGTGGCGCTCCTTTCATCCGGCACAAAAATCCAGATGATCACAAAACCAATAAAAATATGATGGAATTTTTAAATAATTGTTTTCTTAATGATGACCTTGCTACCACTCGTGAAGAATTCCCGAACTATTTTGACTGTCAGTTAGCGTTATATAGAATGAGAAAGATTGTCAAAAATCTATTCATGGAGAAAGTTAGAAAGGTGATTTATGTGGCAAAATGCACAAGCCAAAAAAAAATAAAGTTTCAATTCAAAACTCCAACTAAATGGAAGAAATCTAAACTAACGATTTAGGGGGCTTTTTAAGCTTGTTTGGCGGTGTCGTTCCCATGCCAGTACCATCGCGCACTTTGCCAAGCTTTGCCTTAATTCCTGTTCCGTAGTAGTCTCCCATGCCCATCGAAGTATGGGACACATGCCAGTCACCCGAAACATTTTTAGGCTTGCCCGTATGGGCCGTTTTGGGTGCATTAACCGACTTCATCATCCCTCAAAGTGTTTACACGCCCGAAAGGCATTGTGGGTACTCTTTGTTTGGGATTGCCTTCATGGCCGACTGGGTTCTTATGCCCAACACCGTAATGTGTGCCGGCATTGATAAAGTTACTGGTCCTTTCATCATACTGAGGGCAACGGAAATCCCAAGGAGAATTTTTGCCATCGATTGGCTTATCCTTTGGACGCTGATTTTTGATCTTAATCGGATCACTGAAATGCGAATTTTCACTGATTCTTTTTTCTTTCATATTGCCTCAGAGTAGGGGCCAAAGGTGGATTCACACCACCAACCTCTTTGCATAGCAAAGGCTCTAAAAATTGAGCTACCTGGCCAAATGTAAAGCTGCTTTACACAGTTTAGTTTCTATAATTTGGCTTCATTGGGTGTTTCTTAGCTTGGCTAATACCCTTTTCTTGCTGAGCCTTAATTTCTTCAGTTGTGTCCTCGTACTTCATGACACCACCAGCGCCCTCAGCGCTATTATATTCTTTAACTTTTGCACCCTCTGGAAATACAGAACCTTTCGACTTTCCGCCCGCCCAAAAGGAGTGATCATCTATTTTTTGCCCGGCCATAAAATACCTCGATATTAGTTATTAATTTTCACTGTTTTGTATAACACTAAAACCGTAATTTTCCAAGAATTCTTTACACCATTTTATTTTATCTTCAACTCGTTGCCCGGGAGGTTGTGATCTCGACCATAATTCCAAGTTTTCAATTCGATTATCTGATCTAATTCCATTTTTATGATGAATATTTTCATGTTTACATAAAGAACGGCCTAAATGAGTAGACATCACATAAACATGTTCAAACATTATACCGTTTTTACCAGCATTTGGATGACCATGCTTTCTAATTTGTCGATATCCATAACGAGTAATTGTTCCAGAGCCTTTAGGTGCTTTTTTTAAATCTAAATCGGATAAAATATTATGTTTTTTGCGATATCTCAATCTTTCTGTTTTGTTTTTAATTTCTTTTAAAACTACATTATTTCTAATTTTCTCATCTAATCTTTTATTAAAAGCTTTGACTCTACATTTTTTAGTGCAGTATTTTGCATGGGGTTGTTTAGAGATAAATTCATTTGAACAATGCAGACAGTTTTTCATTTCCACATTTTATAAAATTGATTCTTATCTTTTTGTTTGAAAAGCTTGCGTGTCCAGTGTCTATACGGTTGCGGTTCGAATCTCATATCGTATCGCATATCGCAAATGTCCCAACTTTGAAAAAACTTTTTATATGATTTTCCCTGTGGAACGGTAGGCTTTTGACGCACAACATGATTAGCCACTTTCTTAAGGTCTTTGCATGCTGCGCCTTGGACAATTGCTTTTTTGTGTGATCTGCTCATAATATTCCTAAAGTTCGAGCGATCATACCATACTTACATCATTCCAGCCAATTGGTTTTGCTCTTGACCTTGTTGCTGTTGTTGTTGTCCAAATTGCTTTTGTTGACCTAGAATTTGCTCAAGAAATTGGTTAGACATAGCTGTCTGCTTAGCATCTGTCTTTTCGCGATCTTCATTGCGGATCTGATCGTTATCCATTCCTTCGATCTGATTGGCTTTTAGCATGGTTTCCAGCTCTCCAAAGCGCATTGTAACTTCGATGAGCTTCTCAAGTGCCTCCATCTTGGCCTTGGTTGCCATCGCACGATTGTGAGTGATCTCGGACAGTCTTTCTTCGAATAGTCCAATATCAGCTTCAGCGCGCCCATGGCGTTCACGAGCAGTAGCGAGATTAGCAGTAGCTTTAGAATAGAGTTCTTTGATTTCTGCATCTGCGTGGGTCTGTTCGATGAGCTGTTGATGTTGCTGCATTTCTTGCATTGCTTGCTCTTGTTTCTGGAGCATTTCAATGAGTTCAGACTGGCCCTGCACATTCAGGTAAGGCACAATCGCACTTGCAGGGAAGACTTCGCGACCAAAAATCTGATTGATATCAAGCATCTGTTGCGCTTGCATACTCTTTTGAGTTGCTGTCAGGATGCCTTCTTCGACTAAAACCTTATACTTTGCAAAGATCTTATTGAAAAAAAGAGGTGTAGGAGGCTCACCGATGTACATTTCAACTTTGTCGGCATTCCAGTTATTCATCACAATTTTCAATTCAAGATTTCCAAGCAACTTAAGCGAGTAATCCCACTGATCGAAATACTTCTGGAACACCATCAAGTTTGCAGCCTGTTTAAGAAGGACTGTGAGGCTTGATGTCTGCTTGTCTTGCTGACCTGACCAGTTTTCCAAGTTAATGCCGGAAGTCTTATACATAAGATCTTCCATTTGCTGAGCTAGCTCTAGATCACTTTGAGGCACAGCATTAGGGATAATCTTCTCGCAATCGGTCATCTCGAAGTTGTCGTTGATGATGACATCCCAACCTTGACCAGATTTCTTAAGATTGTCCTCGTTTGCAACTGCCCCGACCTTACGTTTCCAGCCCGCATTAATGCTAGCTGCTGCAATATCATTATTTGAAATTACCTTATAATTGAAAAGGTATTGCGCATCGCGCATTGTTTTCACTAACGACCTCACACGTAGGTCATAATATGTTTGGTGAGGTTCATAATTCCAAAACACGGGCACCATCGGGCACTCAGAGAAGCCAAGAGGGTTATTTCCATGAAACATCATCTGATCATTCAAAACGACCGCTAGCTTCCATGTGGGGGACTTTACCGTCACAATCTCTAAATCAGGAATCTGCTGCAAAATCGGGTCCATTTCAGCATCTTGCGCGAATTCATACAACATGTCTTTAGACCTACTGTACAACATCTTTTTATCTTCTTTCCATTTGTACCATACGTAAGAGAGGACCATGAGATCGTTTCTTGCCATATTGTAATTTTCTGGAAGGAAGTAAAATGAACCATAACGCTGTGGAGTTCCGGACATGGGAGCAATCATTTCTAGCTTATCTGGGAAACGGTTTTCAGCCTCTTTCTTCGAGATATATTCCTGACACCATATAAACTGAGCGTCGGAAAAATCAGGTGACCTAGCATAGGGATCAACGAGAAACGAGGAGTATTCCCATATTTTTATTTTTAATTCGCCTTGCGCCATATCTCCAGACGTATAATCAAGATACGGTTGAAGCAAAACAAGACCAGAAACCGCAGCTAGCTCGCAAGCTTTACTGAACTGTTCATGAATATCGGAGTTATTATTGATATGTGTGACAATACGTGTATATTGATCAGTCGTTGGAGGATCTGAGCCTTCAGATGGAATATAGCTAATCGATTTCCTATGCTGACGTTGATATCCCGTCACCATATTTACGGGTTGCTGAATGATATTAAAATAAAACTGCTGGTTGGATGTCGTCGGACTAAAAGAAAAGTATCGATTAACGAACGTCTGAGCCCCGGCATAAAAAAGAGTATCAATATTACTTTGATTCCAGCGTGATTGTTCAATAGGCTGAAATTTCGAATAGAGATTGTCAAGCCACTGGCGTACATTGCCCTGGTTTGGTTCTAAAGCGTTATTCCATGGGGGATAGTAAAACGAAATGGTGGCCTCCAAGTAGGAAAGCCACAAATTAACTTAAAGTTTTAATTATTGCAATAGGACGTATCAAGACCTCATTTTATCCTTGCTGGTCAAGGAATGAGAGGGCAATGTGAGAAGGACCGATAGTAGCATCAAATCTACTTTTTTGCTCTAGATCTGCTTCTGCCATCATATCCATGTATGTTTCGAGTAATTGAATTGCCCTACCAATATGAACAAACCCCGTATATCCAGTTGCTTGAATGTTACACATATCATCTTTAGTTTCGTAAAGAATTTTAAGTAACTTGTTTAACTGTGTTAAATTAATTTTTCCATCTATAGGATAGTGCATTTTCCCTTCTCCTTATCATACTCTATATTAATAGGCTGGTTTACCGCTTCGTATTCACGATTCATGTGGCTTGCATTTATGGAGAGATGACCTAATGGTGTGTGGTCTTCTGCGTACGCTGCATAGCAATGTCCATATTCTTCATGAATATGGCCAAAAACATGCAACTTTAGGTTTTTTAATTGTAGTAGCTTATCGGCTAAGGTTTTAGAACCGGCGTATTTTTTCTTATCTGGATCTCCCCATTCATAAATGGTGTCCAGCATCCCAAAAGGAGGCGTATGGGTAATCAAAATCTCAGTATCCAAAGGAATTATGTCCCAATATTTCTTCAAATCTTTTTCTTTACCCGTGAAAGCTTTGCAATGGGGATTAATACCATGAAACCATAAAGACCATGGTGATCCCCATATCTTTATGCCGTGGAATTCTGTTCCAGAATCGCGAAGATACTCTTGTTTTTCGCATTCGGGGCCATAAATTATATCTGCACATTCATTATTGTTACAGCATTGTGAAAGAAAATTATCATGGTTTCCTCCAATATATATTTTACTCCGATATTCCAATAAATCGAACCACTTAAAGAAATCAACCCATGCCTTCACAGAATCGTTACTTGTACAATCACCTGCAATAATGAGAAGATCACCACCTGATAGCTCCGGATAGTCACCGTGAAGATCGCTAATTGCAGTTATTTTCATCTATTATTGATTCTCCACTTCATTCATTATGCTCCTCGGCAGCTTGTGCCCTTTTTAAATTAGCCTCTATATTTCGATAAGTAGATTCCGCTAATCCTTTCAAAACCTCAGCATACGATTCAGGTTCTACATATCGGAATAGAAGACTTGCAATTCCGGACATGAGAACATTGATCATGCCATTAATCTGACCGTGTGGAAAAGTTACTGGTACTATAAAAGCTGCGTAGTTTAATATTTTTTGCGTATTTTCTGTCACGAACTCTTGCAAATCTTCGTTTAATCTTTCTGTTGATACGGGTTCATCCATTTTTTTTATCCATTTTTTTTATTTTTTCTACGTCGTCAATGACAGTATCGATTAAGTCGTGAAAAGCTTCGCGAAATGTTTTTCCTGGTTTCGGTGTAGAGATTGAAATGCCGAGAATCAGAGATACTAGAGCGCTATAAATTATTTGATAATGAGTTAAAATATTTTGATCGGTATATTTTTGTAACAGTTTATCGATTTCTTTTGCTAAGTTTTTCATTAAGACAGTTTCGGTTTCGTTTATAGGCTCATTCATTTTATTGTACCGCGTTTTAAATTTTGCTCTGCTACCATGTATACATATTCGACAAGTTCTTGAAATAATTCCTTTGTTTCACTGATTGACTTTTCTTGACTGGCAGCACTTTCTAAAAGGTTACCGTATAAACAATAGAGTGCGCAAAAATAGACTTGCTTTTTGCCAAGATTACCGCTATTTTTACCCAGGAATTCCCCAAATTTATTGACAAGATCTACAATTTCGGGAGGTGCTTTTTCTTTTTCTTCTGCATCTTCTTTATTCATTTTAAGCCCTATTGATCTCTTTCTGTTTCTAAATGCGCGATTAAACGCTTGCAACTTTCGGTAAGGCTAAAAGCTATGTTAGAGGGATTCATTTTTTGCTTTTCGACTTGATCGACGATGATGCGCAGTAGTCTAATTACGTAATTTATATCATATTGACCTTTCGGTAGGCTATGATCGTAAAGCTTGTTATAGCTTTTGAGTATTGGCGGGGCGTGTGTTAAACATTCAGGGGGCTTATAAGTCATTCCATAGTCTGGGATGGAAATTTTACTTACAACTTCGCTAGATTCATCATACTCTTTCATGTGTCTTCTCCATGGTTCGATCGGACTACTCTAAACTGTTGTAGATTTACATTCAATACCTTCTTATGCCTGGATCAAAACGGCTTCTCATGTACTCTGAAGGGTCTTTATTGTTTAATGATTGGTCATACGACGTAACTTTGTGCGTCGCTAATAAGTAACGTAATGAGTCGATGGCGTGATCATTCTTCTTCACGGGTTCGTCATACCCTTTCTCGGATTGTTTCTTATCCCATACGTATGATTCTACTTCGCGAATTAGGTTTTTGCAGTTGCGACAGATGACAATTTTCCCATTGCGCAGCTCGCTCGTCATTATGCGTATGCCATCTTCAACGTCGTTATTAGCGTCGACGGGGTGTAATCCTCTGCGCCCTAGTTCTAGTTTAAAAGATTTTGCACTCGGATCGATGTAAACCTGTTTTACACCGTAAGGATCTAAGAAACGTTGCACATCGTCAGCATACTCGCTATTGACTTTGCCCTTGTTCATCTTATTGGGGTCATAGTAATATTCATCCTCGACCCACAGCTGTTTTCCTGATTGCGTTGTCCGGCCTGTATTAACACCGACGAGAAGGCAAGCAAATGGATTCGAAGCTCCGTAATCAATTGCTGCGGTATAATATTCAGCTGCCCGAGGCGGTCTAGCCACAGTATGCAAGTCATAGTCAAAAAAATCAAATATTGAGCCTTCGGCCAAACACCACAAACCAAGATAATTGCGCTTGTAAAAGACACCCGATAGCGAATCGCGCAAGCGATCTTTATAATCTTGAGGAACGAAGGGGTTGTCGTCTAATGTGAAATGCAATGAATAATAATTGCTATTGCCCTTTTCCGCTTCGTCAATCCATCTTTTCACTTTGTGATTCGGATGCGTCGGGTTCATTGTCGCGTAAGCTTTAGAATACGACTTGGAAAGACGCGTATCGATCATGTCAATGATAGACTCAGGATAGAGCGTGATCTCATCACAGTAAGTCAAGGAATGCGTGTCGCCCTGAAAATTCCCGATAGCGCCCTCATCTTTAGCTCCTAGGACCGTTATACACTTAGTTTTATAGTAAAGCTTTTTGCCTGACCATGTGAGAAAAGGCCTAAAAACTGCGAACTGTGGTGCCTCAAGTAAAGGCTTAATGACGTTTCGATACGCCGTATCAAAAGTATGTCCGACGATGTTGATTTGATTGTCGGGACACTTTTCTACATCATACATAAAAGCAAAAGTTGCGCCTACAGTCTTGCCAGTCCTCACAGCACCGTGAGCCAGATTCCATTTAGCTTGTGCGTCAACGATAAATTTCAGTTGCTTGTCAGAGAGTAAATCTTGCATGATAAACCAAAAGGGAGAGGGTTATGAGTCAAATCGATTTGTGTAAGAAAGCCTTGTTTGAAGTAGAAACGACGATAAAGAGACTCGAAGAAATGCCCCCGCATGCTATGATGCTTCCAATCACTCATTACGATTTCTATCAGATCACTCTTTTGCTGGAAGCTGTTCTGAAAGTTTACTTGCCTTCGCTCGGGCCTGATCTAGAACAGAAATGAGCTGATCCACTCTTCTATTGTCTTCAGTAGACGTAACAACTTGAGCTTCTTTAGCTTTGCGCTGCGAGGCTTCGTCCAGATCCTGATTTTCAATTAGTTTCAAATCTTTAAAGTACATTCTTAAAAAACGTTGAGCAATAGAAGGGTTTATAGTTCCATTAACGTAATTAATTGAAACTAAGTTTAACGCTTCTTCATAATACGGTACAAACTCTTCTCTTTGAGTCATTGTTTCCCATTGTTTATAAGTGAAGCGTTTCTCGAGGGAATACCAACATTTCAGATGGATAGGATTATTGGCTCGCACCCACGCGACCATTTCCTCGCCAAGTTTTATGAGCTCTAAAGGTTCAGGCGAAACAGTTCTGGGGCGACCCCCATCATTGCCGAGGGCGTATTTGTTTCCCTTAGGTGCTGCCATCTATTTCTTACCTTTTTTCATCATTTTTTTGCCTAAATCACAAACTTTATCGCGTTTCTTGTCGGCTTTAAGGAGGGAAGATTCTTCTTTGGCGAGTTTCTTTGTGTCTTTCTGAATTTTCTTAATTTTCTTGTCCATATTCCTCATCTTTTAGATGATGTGTATCAAATGAAATATTTAGTTGCAATAAAAAGACCTAAGAAAACGATTTTCCTTAGGCCCATTCCTATCGCTAGGCTGCACACACGTACTGAAGGGGAATTAGAGCAAAAATAAATTTAATTTGCAAAAAATATTTTGTCTGTTATAGCTAGGGATGTTTCATTAAGTCTCCTTTTAGTCTTTTTTTTCATGTCTTTTGTGTCACTGTTTTCGCCCCGGTTGTCATGACTGGGGCGTTTTTTTTATGTCCCTGTTTTATTTGTTGCACGAAAAGAGCAAGTATGTTATAGTAAAAGTATAACAAGCGCGATAGTCTCCCGAAAGACCCTAAAAGGGTAGGTTGTAGCAGTTGCGAGAAAGAAGAAACAAAACAAATAAAAGGTAAAACAATGAAACATGAGGCAAAAATCAGGTGGGCTTGGGGATTAGAAGAAGTAAAAATTTTCGATACAAAAGAAGAATGCGGAAGATATTTAGATAAGCACGAGGATGATATTATTAGTTGCGTCGGAAAGGCTGTTTCCGGCCGAAAAAACAGTTCTTTGATTAATAAAACATCAAAAATTGATGGAACGTACTGTCCAATGCGGGGAATGTCTGATTATGAAATGGATATGCTTTTGTAAAATAGATAAAGTGTAGTGATCTTAAGAACGAAAAACAAACATAAGGAAAATGGAATGAAACAATTGATTAACCAAGCCTATGAAGCGGGTAAGCGAGCATTTGGAAAATATGGTTGTGCTCCTTGTTTAAACTTAGAATTTATGAGCACAGTTCCTAATTGCCAAGTGAGTGATATTAAGGGGATTAAATTAAGAGCAAAAATGTATAAATCATACATTAAAGGTTGGACAGAATCCAACTTAATAGATGCACGATAAGTAAAGTATAGTGATCTTAAAAACGAAAAATAAGCTAAGTAGGAAAAAAAATGAAATATTATGTTTATGTAAAAGATGCCAAGGGTAAGTGGACAAATGAAATCGGTCAATACCATGATTTTGAATTTTTAGAGGGTGCGCATGAAGCTATGCACGATTTTTTAAATAGCTGCCCTGATGAGGTTACAGAAATTGAATACAAAATTGAAGATGAGAACGGAGTAATACATTGCAAAAGAAAATTAAAAAGAAAGACAGAGGTTTAAGATGAAGGATAAAGATTTAAAGCAATATGACTTACGAGACATCAGGGATATCACGCAAAAGGTCGCAGAGTATGAATGCACAGCGGATATACTTTATGTTTTATTGGATATAGCTTCTGAGATAGCCGTTAGTTATCCTAAAGGAGCTTTTGAAGGGTATCATATAGGAATTGAGATGTTTAATGATAGATTTAGAGTTAATTTTGAATTGAAAGAGGATTTATGAATATTAAAGAATTGGAATTATATGCAAATGAAATTGAAAATAAAATTGTTTCGAATCTAAACCGGGCCCATATGAAAAACTGTGAGGAAGACATAATTTATTATAGAGGAATGCAAGATTGTATGTGGAAACTCGTACATTCGATTTCAAGCGATATGGAGGGAGGAGAATCAAATGACAGTATTTGAATGCTATCACTGTGAAAAATGGAGGTGTTCGTGTTGTGATGGGGGATTAGAACATCCGCGAATTGAGGATGAGCGCGTATGCAAGGATTGCTACGATGAAATTATGGTGACCTGTCGCTTGTGTGGTGGTCAGGGGTGTAACGTTTGTTTAATGTTGGAGATGTAAAATGGAAGAAAAATTGAGAAGCACAAGTTTTGAATTAGTGGATAGAGAATATTTGGAATTAGAAAAGTTACTCAATGAACTGAAAGAAGCTAGCGAACGCCATGGAAAAGTGTTACAAAGCCTTTCCCAGCTCATCGAGTTAACTTAAGGGGCTACGAGAGTATTCTCTTCTTTTTTAGGAGCCGGGGCCGTTTTCCCCGGTTCTTCAAACTTTTTACTTTCGACGATAATAACGTCTTCTAGTACTTCAGTTGCAAGTTCTTCGGCTATTTCTACAGCAACAGGACCGCAGCCAACGCAAAAGAAAATTACAAGCAGTACAATGAAGACTAATGATATTCCCATTACGAATGTGAAGATCATAGTTGCTTCATCGTCGGGAGTATTTAGCTTGAATGCCATAGGTTTTACCTCATAGGACAGTTTTTATACAATATTTTTCTTTCTATCTTGGAATCTTTCCCCATTTTTTGTAACCGTAAACGCTTATTCCTATAGATATTACGGCTGAAATTGCTTGGCTATATAAACCTCGCTGAAGATTGATGATAAGCCAATACAAAAGGCAGAGGATATCGATGAGAAAACAAATTCTATTACCTCGTGCATTGAGTATTTTTCCTCCTTTGCCTAAAATAAGAAAAATCGCGTCAATGAGATTGGCCGTTATTCCGAATAAATTCAAGGTTTTCTCCCGGAAATAGAGACCCAAAACCCAACAGGGCCTTTTTCTTGACCGTAGAGCCAAAAAACACGTGGGTCGCTATCATACCATCCCTTGTTCACTTTTGAATCAACCAGAGCCAAATTAGGTGCCAAATTATCGAATTTAGAAACGATCCTGTATGCGAGATGATCGCGAATGCTTTTGAATGCATATGCCAAGTTGTCATCATCGAGGGCTCTTTTGCCTGATCGGGTGAGTTTGACATCACAGGGACAGGGAAATTCCGAATAATTTCTGAGGTAAAGATCTAAGGCTTGGTTCAATCCGTTCTTTCTTTTGGTCTTTTCCCACCAGTTGCGGGAGAAGGAGGCATTAGCTTCGGATGTTACTTTCACGGGGACAAAAAAAATGACATCTTCAGGCATAATCACTAATCCTTAAGACTTTGCTTGTCTCGGTATCTCTTTTTGTAGATGGCGCAGAGCCACGCGTGATCTGCAATCCATTTTTTGACAGTCCAAATGTGACAATCTTTGCAGTTGGCACGGTATTTGACTTGTCCCAGCCGATTTTTCGTCGTATAGAAAGCATCATAAGGCATTGACCTTTTACACGTTGAACATTTCTTCATCTCTTTTCCGGTTGGGATAGACTGCATTTGGCCAAGATTTGTTGTATTTAAATTTTACTTTAGCAGGTTTTTCTTTTTTTGCCCACTTTTCGTTTAGGGCTTTGATTTGCTTAAGCTTCTGAAGTTCATTGGAATCAATCGGCATAAATGCTCAGAAATAGTTTTGAGCCTTATGTTTATCCGACATTCGTATATGGTCAACATAATTTGTAAAGAAATTATTAGTAAAATTGAGGTGTTTTTCAAAAATTGTCAGAGGGCGAGCTGTTGCAATTTGATCATTTTGAAAGCTGAATATGAAACCAATTATCTCCTTAAGATCGTTAAACATAGGTCTAATTTTCAAAACTGTTTTAGGGGGCTGTGAATCATGGAATATATTATAATTTTTTATAAAATCTACACCCCAATTGAGATTAAGGTAACGATCTTCAAAATAAAGTTGTTCATCGAAAATCATGCTTTAATACCGAATCCTCTGAGAAGATTATCGAACTGATCGTCGAAACCCTTCTCGCTAAATTTGAGGCTTTGATGATTGTGTCCCCGTTGAAAAGCTATATTATTCTCATCGATAAAGCACTCTGCCCCGCAATATTTTCCCCCGTGTTTAAATCTTTCCATAACCTTTTCACGATTAGTCATTTTCGGGCTGTTAGCCTGATAAGTGGCGCGTGTTAGGGACCTGTCGGCAGCTTTTGTGAACCAATTATTAAGAAATTTACGCCAGTTGGTTTTATTGCCTTTCTTTTTGTTGGCGAGTATCCAAGTTATAGACTTTTTCATTTCGACGGCAAAATCTACTCCTGGAAAAGCATCAGCCCAAAGATCGAGGTCTTGTTTAGTGATTCCGATGTATTCTTTATTTTCTGAATCGAAAGAAATATCATCAGCCGGCTTGGAACGCCGTTTTTTCGGCGATTCCGAGCAAGATGAAGCTTTAGCTTCATCTATACTTATCACCTTATCTTCTTTATCTACATTATCCTTTTGTGTCTCACTCTTGTCTCTTTCTTGTCTCACTTTTGTCTCATTTATTGTCTCACTATAGTTTATTATTAAGTCGTAAGTTTCTTTGTGTGTAATAGTTATGATCGATTTTCTGTGGATCACTTCCTGTCTCAGAATTTTGACTTTCGAAAATCGATCAATTCCGCGCTCCACATCGTTCTTAGTAAGTTGTGCCCATTCAGCAATTTGTCTAAGTGAGCAACAAAGCTGGCCTGGTTTTAAATCAATTAAGACTTGGTGGTCATCCATTTGACAAGGAAGGAAACAAGCATGTTGAATAAGTGTTATCAAAAGCCAACGTTGAGCAATGGGAGCTGAAACAACTGTAGGATGCTCTAAGAGTGATCTTGGTATCTGTATGAAGCCTTGGGACATTGAAAAGCCTGTGTTAAGTAATTCTTTGTATTGTACTTAATAGACAGGAATGTTATAAAGGAGGGTACGAAGTTCCTTTTAAAATCCTGTGTAAAGCTCAAGTCCGGTTCCAGTCGGGCTTGAGCATCTCTATAAATACTCCAAATCATCATTGATGACAATCTAAAATATTAATTACTAACAGGGTATGTTTGGTGAGGCCTATCTGGTCTCTCTGAACAAAAAAAACAATCAAGGTCACGACATTTTTTTTCTGAGCCACTTATTGCAATTTAAACAATAGGAGGCATCATACCTTTCGTTATAAGACGATTTCCTGAAGCAATCGGGACATTTATTTTTCATCTTCATCCCTTATCTTCCAAAATTTTTCGGCTTGTTTTTTGGACTGGGATGAAGGTCCCTGAGCATGACAAGACATGCATTTCATATAGAAGAAGACTGAGGATTGATGTAATGAAATCTTATGCCACCCGCAGAAAGGACATAGCTTTAATTGTTCTTCATTTTTAGGCGCTTCGGGAATAGGGATTTCAGCCCATAAAGTGCTATGTTTATCTTCAGGAGACTTAAGATCGTGAAGTGTTTTACAATTGGGGCATATAATAGGTTCCATTTACCACTCCCCAAACGTAACATTCCACACTGTATCCTTATTATCTAAAAATTCACAAAAATCCGGTCGACATTCTGAAGAAGTACCGGAGGTTAAATGATGTTCGCATCCCGAAAAATCTACAAAAACATAGAAATCACAATTTTTTATTTGAATAACCCTTTTTACATCTGAAGCATTAATAAATATTTCTGTTTCAGAACGGTCTTCATAACGTATAAATTTCATAATTTATTCTCCAAATAAAATTTTAAATGCTGCAATTGCCGAAATCACACCTAAAAAAATTCCGATCACAGAAGCAATTATAAATATTAGCAATTCTAAATAATTCATATTTTCTCCTTAGGCAATAGCCAGTAAATCGTCTTTTTTAATTTGAAGTGTGCAACCTGTTGGATTAAAAGGCTTTGAAATAATGTGACGACCGTTTTTTGTGGCATAATCGAAGAGAATTTCGTTAGGCATTAATGTACATAATGCTTTGCGATACTCTTTATTACTATCACAGTCGATCAATAAATTATAGTCGGCTTTGTTCATCGGACTCATTAAACAACTAAAGAATCTATTTTTTATGTCATAATAAAATTCATGTCTAATATTTAAAGGGTCATAGTCGTGTTGCAATTGGCGCCGTTTAAATTCGCGGATCGCTTTTTCTGTATTGCGTTGATTAACAGATGCATAAATACGATGAGTAGGAAACTGAGAAAGTTGCAATTCCCGAAGTTCCAGAATTATTTTTTTCCATTCTTCGGTGCCATTGGAAATTCTCGTGAAGGCTTTCCGCTGAGCATTTGCCTTTTCGCCATCTTTATTTCGATGTATAAGCAGGATACCCCGAACTCCATCGGTCAAAAAGTCGGGTACTGAATCCAAATCATCAATTAACATTAGTTGTCTCCCCGTTTTTTTTAGTGTATTTTCTTCGAGATAAAGATTTTGCAGCTAAATATTCCGCTACTGTCACCCGGCCCTCTGTTTTTTGTTCAATGAGAAACGCTAATTCAATACTGGGCATTGTTTTTTCGTTTTTTAAACGACTGAGATAAGGACTTGTAATTCCTAAAATTGCTGCGAATTTTGTTTCCGTAAAGCCCTCGTCCTCGTACTTCTTAAGCCTAAAATAATCTTTCAACTTCATGTTTTCCTCCCGGATTGCGATCAATGTAACACAATTGTACATTTTGCACAAGTTTGTTGCGCTAAATGTTGATATGTGATAGACTAGCATTTTAAACAAAAGGAGTTAATATGACTATCATGGTCCCAGATAATTTCGAACAAAAGTTGTCGGAATTAGATAAGATACAAGAAACGTGCCATAAGCTTTTACTGACAAAGCATTATCACGCTTTGGGAGAGCACGGAATACACGCGATTATGGCAAGAGCTATGTCGCTAGGTATTCACCCGTTTGAGGCCTTAAACGGTGGCTTCTATGTAGTGTCCGGACGAGTGGGAATGAGCACTGAAATGATGGCTGCACTTGTAAGACGGCGAGGTCATTCAATAACAAAAGACCCTAAATCAACACCTGAAAAAGTGATCTTGCACGGAAAGAGAGCTGATAACGGAGATACTTGGACATGTGTCTTTACAAAAGAAGACGCAGTAGCAGCAGGTCTTTGGAATAGCACCACATGGAAAAAATATCCGGCGGTTATGCTTTACAATCGTTGTATGTCTATGCTTTTCAGACAGTTGTTTCCAGACTTATCTTTAGGAGCCGGTTATGTGAAAGATGAACTAGACGAGATAGCTAAAGAACATGGCCCCCAAGTTTTTAAAGATATTGAAGTCGAAGCTATCCCGGAAGACGTCAAGCAGATCGATGTAAAGCAGCTTGACAAGCCAGTCATTGATGCTGATCAGCTCTCTCTTATAGAATACTATATCGGAGATGATGAAGCTTATAGAAAGGGTTTACTTAAAAGACTTTCGGCAATCCGGGTGAATTCTTTGGATCAGATCCCTACGGAATTTTATGACCGCTTACTTAAAGACGCGAAAGAGAACTTTGTAAAAAGACAGTCTGCTTTTGCTGAGAAAGTAAATGAGCAGGAGGAGCCAGAAGATGCCTAAGATAATTCCAGTTGAGCAGGGAAGCCCGGAATGGCACCACCTTAGAAAGAACAAGATTGGGGCAAGTTGTGCCCCGATTTTAATGGGCGAAAGCACCTTCGGCATGACGCCTTATAAGCTTTGGCAACAAATGCTTGGCCTTATCCCTCCGCAGGTTGAAAACGATGCTATGCGCAGAGGCAAGGAACTAGAAAAAGATGCTTTAGAACTTTATACGTCTATAGCTAATTGCCCTGATCTTTTCGGGCATGTCGTTGAATCTGAGGAAGCGCCTTTCATGATAGCGTCTTTCGATGGAATATCGGATGACCTAAAATACGCCATTGAGATTAAATGTCTCCGTTATGAAAAGCACCTGGAAGCTTACAAAGGCCATGTCCCTCCCGAATACATAGGTCAGTTACAGCAACAGATGTTTGTAGCTAACCTCCAATGTATCCACTACGTAAGCTATTCGCCGGATGCTGATAGACCAATCATCGTCATTGCTGTGAAACGGGACGATAATTATATCGCTAAGTTGCTAGGGAAAGCTCATCAGTTTTGGCATTGTCTTCAGACTTTGACAGAGCCGGAGAAGACTGATAAGGACTATGAGCAATGGCAAGACAACTCAATCTATAATGGTAAAGAATTTATGTTGATTCAGCTTGATGAACAAATCGACAAATTAACAAAAGAAAAAGAAGAAATTAGACAGTTCCTAATAGAAGAAGCCCAAGGGAGAAATATCTTAGGCAAACATACGCGATTGACTCACTCAGTATGTAAAGGGACAGTGAACTACAAAAGCATTCCTCAGTTAGAGGGCGTTGATCTAGATGCCCACAGAGGAAAACCAATAAAAAAAACAACAATTACAAGGCTGAAAAATGGATAATGAAAAAATGAACCAAGAGGAATTTAATGAATGGATTAATGGACTACTTGCCGAACAAGTGCACGAGAGTTTAGCCAAGCATTCTCAAACCTTAAAAAGTTTAATTGAATTTTCTCAAAAGAACGGTGCCGATTCCAGCTTTATTTTGAAAAAAATTATTACGTTCTGTGATCTTTCTATTAACTTAGCTCCTGAAGCTGCTTTGGAAACTAAAGTAAGACATGAAAAATTCAGCGAAATTTCCACAGAATTTATTAATAAAATGAAAGAAATCGACCTATGAGCTCAGCAATACAATTTGATCTTTTTGAAGAAATTCCAAGCGAGCAAGATATTCTTGTGTCGCGTATCGATGACGTCGAGCAAAAACAAAACCGTCATTGCAGAAGTTTTCATGCAAAGTTAGCTGACATAATGAAAATTGTTTTAGCTCAGAGTGATGAAATAGATAGACTTAAAAAAATTATTTACAAGATGGAGCAAGTAAAATGAAACTAAAGACTAAATATACAGATATTATCATGATCGGATTGGCTTTAGCTGGATCCTATTTTTTACTCAACAGTGTTCACGCATTTGGGGATGAAATTCCCTCAGCTGAAGAAGAAATTGCACTCTATTATAATCACTTACATTCACATAGACTGACTGGCTATGAATATGACTTTGCTATGACAAAATATAAGCAGCACCAAGCAGCTGGGGAACAATTATGGACTGAAGCCCAGATTAAAGCTTGGTATTGTCCAAATATTGCAGAAAGAGACAAGGCCAAATATTGTTTCGAAGCTGTCTTCGCAGGTATTACGGCCGGCAATCCGTGGTCAAAAGCTATGGCGATGTGTACCGTTTTAATGTTGAATTATGGTCTAGACTGTATGGATGAATGGAACGTTATTCAAACAGATTTACATTGGGCAGAATACCACTTTGAAATGGCAGAACACTACATAAGATCTTGCAACGGGGGATATCGATGATTCCTCGTAGTTATACAGTTATTGAGCCCTCATGGGTAACACCAAGGATTGGACAAACCGTCCTTGGTATACAAGCAGATAAAAAAGGCCTTATTCGGGTGACTTATGATTTCATTAATGGTCGATGGATCAATATGAAAGGAGAGCCTATCAAAATTCAATCATGGTTAAGAAAATGAAATATAGACTTGAATCAGAAAAATCTGAATCAATCACCTCACAATTGATTCAATGGCAATCCGTTCAAAAATGGGATGGTAAACTACCGTACGTTGTCGGTAACGATAATGCAATTATGATCCCCATGGGAAAAGGAATGGATGATCTATGAAGCCTGATATGGAAAAAATATATATAAAACTTAATCATTTCGTTAAATCGGATGCCGATAAATTAAGTCTTTGTGCCACTTCTTTTGGAACTGCAGCGCAACTTACTAAATTTCTGATCGAAAATGTGGGTAAAATTGCTATCCCATTGGACATTTATTATTTGATGCTTCTCACGTCAATAAATGTAATAGCATTGCGAAAGGATGAGCCATTCGAATTTAATGAGACTTTGAATCATATTGAGATGCCAACCGAAGAGAAGCTCAAATTTATCATCAAAGAAATCGTGGAGAAATATAAATATCTCCTCGATTGATTATTTTTTCTTTTTCTTGCTGAGGCCAGCTTCTGAAAGGCTGATTGCCTCAGCCTGTTTTCTGCTGGTAACCACAGGGCCTTTTTTAGAACCAGAGTGAAGCGTGCCTTCTTTAAACTTGTGCATTTCTTGCTTCATTTTTTGTTTTGGTGTACCTTTGAGAGGCATAGCGATCCTTGATGAAATTTAGGCCAAAGTATCATATGAAAAAATTTGCTGAAAGATTTAAGTGCTTCAATCCACTAACTTACACCGAAAGAGAACAGATCAAAATACTTTTAAACGCAGGATTCAGCCCCCACGCTATTGCTAAAGAGATTGGACGAGCTAAAAATACAATTTATTATGAATTTCGAAGGTTCGATAATCTTTATGATTATGATCCTGACAAAGCTCATCAGGACTTTTTAGAAAAGCAAAAGCTAGTCGGGATTAAGAAAATTAATTCTACGCAGGCAATAATACAATAGAAAGCCACGAAGTATTTCCAAAATCTACACCATCGATTCCGACTGTTTTTGTGGATCCGGCAATTAGTGTTGTAATATTTATTGTTTGAGCTGCCGTAAGGTTCCACACAATAGAATTGTTGACTGTCACACTATTATTTGAATTGTATATTTTCCCTGGAGCGAAAGTGTGCGTCCAGATAGTTCCACCGCTATTTTGTATGACTAAATTCCCCAAAGTATAGAGAGCACCTAAACCCGTGTAAGTAAGTGATGTTGTTATGAGGTAATTTCCTGAAACGGGAACAGTGAAAAGTCCTGTGGATGTAGAATATGCACTACCTTGATTAACATCTGTCGAATCAAAAATAACTGAATAACTTGTGCTATCACCGGTCACATTTGTAACCGGAGTATTCATATAAGCTAAAACCAGTGGTTGCGAAGGATTGATCATTCGATTTGAAGAATCAATAGTAGCAGTACTCGTGACTAAGCTTGTCCCGTTGTATTTTACTATACCATTTGACGTTGTCATTGATGTGGCATTTGTCCCGCCTGCAGCTATTGGAACAGTTCCGATAGAGGGAACTCCCGAAGCGCTAGTTATTAAAGCCCCGTTATTTGCTGTTGCTAATCCTGTTACATTATTTACAGAAGAAGAATAAAGAATTTGGTTTATTGCAGTTGTAGCAGGCCAAGTAGCTGTTGACCATGCTGGAGCTGCGGTAGATCCTGATTGCAACATTTGCCTTGCGGTTGCTGTGCCGTTTAAAATTGCTCCTGTACTAGCATTGGAATAAAATATGCCACCATTATTGGCAGTAAGAGAAGCACCGGTTCCACCATTGGCCAAAGATACCGGAAGTGCGGGCACACTCGATTGAAAAGAAGGATCAGAAGTCGTCCCGTTAGAGGTAAGTACTGTTCCTGAAGCACCGGGAGCCACATTAGTTATTGTTGCTGTTCCTGCGCCCAATAAAACGTTATGATTTGTCAACCCTGTCAAAGAAATAGTATCCGTTGAACCTGAAGCGGCAGCCGTGATGCTACCTGACCCTACGACATTAATATTATTTCCTGAGGCAGTAGCAGTTCCAGTATTACCGGATATGGTTTGGGTTACCGTAGGGGGGATAGATCCTGAATTTAAATTCTTAGTAATTTGACTCATGAAAGCCTCCTATTGGTTTTTAGCATACATGTAGGAAATGGAAAACGTTCCGGATGCGCCATTACCAAAAAAAGAAGTCTGAGCGCCGATTGTAAAATTAGCAGCAGTGCCGTGATTAGCACGCAGGTCTAACACAATAGCCTCACCCGCTGGAAAAGTCCGCCAAGTTGTAGCACCTCCATCAACTGAAATTGCTACTGGTACTGTTGCCTCATTATCCAAGATAAGGATCACCGGGCTTTCTACTAATGTTCCAATAAGAACGAAACTTCCTGTCATTGTTGCAGAAAGTTCAGGGGCAAAGACACCGTTTTGACTGTAATTGATAGCCATGCTAACTCCTTAAACTTTTGCGATTATGGACCAGGTATTTGTACCATTTGAACGAATGAAGGTATAGCTTCCGTAATTTGTATTTATAAGAACGGGAGAAGTACTACCGTCAATTGTTCCGCTATTACTTGCACTAATAATAATATTAAAAGTAGCTGCCGTTCCGCCTATATCTTTGACGATTACAACTTGTCCGATTTCGCTTGCGGTTGCGTTAAGATTAAATGTTTGAGAAACACCTAATTGATTTCTTAATCCATAAAAATTTGTGCCAATCCCTGTAGAATTTGAAGTAGCTGAACTGATCACAAAATTCAAATTTAGACTTAGGGCAAAATTAATGCTATTAAGCCCACCGGTCATCACGATAGAATCATTTTGAGATGTAAATGTGAACAATCCGCTATTCGTTGGAAGCACAGGAGAAGTGCCATAAGGGACAGCAATGGAAACTTGCTGAATAGTACTTCCTTGCATCACCCAGTTAGCTAAAAGAACCCCTGAAACACTTGTTTTAGATAGCAAAACCCATTCTGAATTCCCAATGAAGATCCATCTTTTGCCCACAGGATAGCGATAATCTTGAGGGGTTGGTGCTCGGGTATCCAAATGTGGAGTTTCTACAGCCTCCGGGCGATTGCCACCGCCCAAAGTATAAAGATTAGCGCCAGGCTGGAAACCCGAGAATGTCATTACTGACCATCCACTTTTGGCTGTTCAGGCTCTACCGCTGGCGCTGGTGGCTCTACTGGTGCAGGAGGTTGAGCATTTTGAGCCGCCTGGATTTGCTCCTCAATCTGACCGACAAATTTGGCAAATTGAAAAAGGGCTTCCTTAATATGGGGGATTGCTGCATCGGCTTCACAAATGAATCTAAAAACTTTATCGCCTATTACATGTTCGAGCTGTGAGATATTTTTAAGCATGTTTCGTTTCCTTTAGTTTACGATTTCCCAATTAACTACAGACACGTCTGTTGTAGCTAATGAAGTTGCTGCACTGATTAACGCTGCATTGATGACGAAACTTGTTCCTGCCACAATAGTACCGACGACAAGTTCTCCTAAGGCAGCAGCTCCCGTTGCGCCAATACTTTGACGAGATAGTTTGATTAAAGAGTTTGCCGTTACTGCTGTAGTTGCGACGGTTGCCGTGCCTGCTACTAAGGTAACTGAACCCACTGCGTTAGCACCCGCAGCTGTGGTAGTGCCCACAGAAGTTCGATTGATTTTATTACCAGGAGCCACCAAAACGAGGTTGCCATTCGTAAGTGTAATTGCTCCAAGTGTAGCTGTGATTGCGCCTGAAGTTGTTAACGTGCCTGTTAAAGCAGTATTGCCCGTTGCATTACCAAGGTTTAGAACGCCTGTTCCACCTGTACCAATGTTAGTTGTAGCAGCGCCAGAAGCGTTAATATTAGCTACGCCGACTTGTGTTAAAGCTCCAAGCGTTGTAAGTCCTGTGACGCCTAAAGTTCCTGAAAAAGTCCCATTAGTTGCAGAAATACTTCCAAAAGTTGACGCTCCAGTAACGCCAAGTGTTCCCGCTACGGTAGCATTAGTTCCTACTGCTAACGTAGTTGTAGAGGCAATTGAGCCCGGGGCTATAAATGTCGCAGGAACAGAAAGAGTCAAAGTCGACCCAGATCCGGTGGTTGCGACTTGATTAGCCGTACCTAAAATATTGATGTTATTAGCAGAAGGAGTGAGAGGGCCTCCAGAATCACCCGTCAATGTATTTAGAGCTCCCCCAACACTTCCTAAGAGACTCCAGTTAGCCTGTGGGTTGTTACCTACTGTGGCAACAGAAAGGAGCGTATATTCGCCAACACCGATATTGATCCAACGCTTGCCAATGGGATATAAAAGGTCTGTAACAGCCGGAATTCTAGTCTGAATAATTGGAACTTCAACGTTTTCGGGTCTGCTTCCAAAGCCTTGCGTATATACATTAGCACCGGGTTGAATCGTCATGTTAACTCCATTTAAAATTTGAATTCAACATAGGTTTAAAATGATTTTAAAGAAAGTGATATCTGATTAAATTTAAGAAAAGATTGGTGGTTGTAAATCTACATGAGTTATGTTATAATGTGCTTATAATCAAAGAGGTTAAAATTAAAAATGAGAGATTGCCCACTAACTATAATACTTTTGATTGTTATAACATTTTTCATTGCCGTAATTTCATGTGCTTATATGGATCATCTTATAAAGATGAGAAGACTAGATTTAATCGAAGATGGAATCATAAAGGAGAATATATGCCAACCGAAGTAACAATGATTTTGACGATTTTGGGTGTATTTATCGCAAATGCTTCTCTAGTCATTCCCTTATTCTTATGGGTGAGGACAGAAGCTAGAGCAGACGAAAGACACACCGATGCCAAACTTGAATCGACTAGAGAATTAGTTAGGGCAATTTATGAAGAAAGCAAAGACTTCCATGCGAGACTTTGCGCCATTGAAGAAAGGAATAAAAAATGATATTTTTTATAATTTTTGCCGGATGGGTTATTATTCAACAAATTAAAATTTCCAATAATTGGGATTAACGTTTTCTTTTATTGGCGATTTTAATCGAATCATTAGCATGTTCAAGACTGTTTTTCTTTTCTTCTTTTAATGCCGCTTTATCCATTGCTTGAACAGTATTAATCAATCCATTTTTATCATTGTTTGCTGCTTGTTGAAGCATACGCAAATAGTAATTTCTTAATACTGGACTTCTATACATTTGAGAAAGAATGTCTGTGGCTTCAATCATTGCACGCCCGAGGCCCAGCCCCACTGCTAATCTCGGGTCATAGGATGCCGAAGTCATCAAGATCCCTAGATTAGATTTCAAAGGTGATTTTTGAATCGCCTGCTCCACACGATGACCCAATTGAGTTCCCTGTGCAATAGCCCCATGAGATTCGTTGGCATTGCGAAAAAAATTCCAATATTCCGGATGAGTTGCTTGGACCTGCTCCATCGTATCCCTAACCATCGTATTAACCCTAGGAAACAATTCGCGAGCCCTACGCAACATTTGGGGATCTCCCATAGCTTCATTTATGTTTCTAATAAAGGCTTGTCCTTCTTTCACATTCAATCGGCCGTTATTTGTTGTAATATGGTCGATGATTCTATTGACCCAGTTCAATACAGCACCAGAACTTGAAGCATGTTGTCCCCCCCCTCGTGCCAATTCAGTTTGTAAATGTGTTAATTCTTGGAGCAAGTTCTGACCCGGAACTGTTATGTGATCAGGGAGAGCCTGATCGGCTAAATGATATAGATTATTAGAATATTGTCTTGCTCCCCCTGGATTGAACATAGAAATACCAAGTGTTGTACCAAATTTTAAGGACTCTTGAGCCCATTCAGGGGCTCCCAATTCTTTAGCTGCTTGTTTAGCAACTACACCACCCCCGGCTGCCGCAGCGGTTCTTAAAAAGCTTTGCTGTTGACCTATTGGAATCATCAAATTTGTAAACGTTTCAACAAACTCATCTGCCATTTTCTCAGTTTCTCCTTGCGGAGTAGTCCATAAACCGAAATAATCTTGGGAACTTTTTTTAAGATCCTCAGATGTAGGAATCATTTCAAGGGCTTTTTTGCCGTATTTTTGAATAAAATTTGGGTCTTTTTGAAGAAATTTGGGTGGCTCAGGAAGTAATTCGCCGATAAATTTAGAAAACTTAACCATATTGCCAGGTAATCCTGCGATTGTTTCGCCTACCCTCGAAGCTGTTCGCGTAACATGGCGTTCTGGCCCAGGCGCTTCCTTACGCTGATATTTTTGTCTGTTAAATTTTTCACTTTGCTGATCTAGAGATTCCTCTATCTTCCCCTCTGGTGCTCTTTTTTGTGAAACTGGCTCAGCATCTCTTAAAAATTTACTTCGATCGAATTTCCTTGATTTTTCTGGCTCTTGATTCGTTTCTTCGGGAAAAACATCTTGATTATTCATTAGAAATCCTTAATCCATCTTCCATAGCGCGTTCAATTTCATGACTTGGAATATCAAACACCCTTCCTTTTTCATCAACCATAGCAATAGTAGGACCGGCCATTTCTAAAGCATCAAGGGTATTATTATTGAATTCTTCTTTTAAACCTTCCATTTCATTCCTGATCCTATCATTGATGGCAATATCAAGATTTCGTGGCACCACACCTTCATTTTCTTTTAAAATCTGATTCATAGCATTATATCTGATTTTTTTTGCCTTATTAATAATTTTAATGTTGTTACCAACAAGTATTTTTCCTTCATCAGAATTCAATAATGTAGGAATTGTTTTAAGATAAGATTCAATTTCAAAATTTTTAATAGCCCCTGGAAAAATTGATGACACATCACGAACATAATCGTTTTGCAATTTTGCATATTCTTCAGTAGTGGGATTTTTTAAAACTGATAATGGCAAACCTAAAAAATCAAGGGCTTTGATCATTAAAGGAGTAGAGAGTGTTTTCCCCTTGGCGGCTTTCATCATTTTATCGATTCTGAAATCTGAAGATTCCGCGCCTTCATATTCCCTTACAATAGTATCACGCACTTCTGAAGATGATTTAGCAGCTAATTTACTGGCTTCACTTTCAAAAGCTGTTGGCTTTTCTTGTTCTGAGGCTATATCCGCTTCAGCTTTAGCGTTTTCTTTTGAAACGCCTCCGTCTGTCATCATTTGATATTTTCTAAGTGGACTTGCTTTCTCATATCTTGGATCATTGCGGATAGATTGAATAGCAGCTAATTGCTCAGGGTCGATAGGTTGGCTTGACTGTGTTTTTTTAGGAGGTCTAGAACTCTTAGCAACTTGATGCGCAAGATTCGGATTTTCCTCAAATTTTGATAACTCACCGGGTTGATAGCCATATTCCTGTTCAATCGCTTCAATTTGCTTTCGGTTTCCTTGTAGTTCTGCTGTAGCCCTTTTTTGTTTATATTCATGCTCAATAAAAAGTTTTTGCAATTCAGGGGGTAGTTTGGAAACTGTATCTCCTCTTTCTGGGCCCACAAGACTTTTTACGGCATCTCTACTTTCATTTCGACCTTTCAATTGCTCATATTTTTCTTGCCCCGCAGTAAGCCCGCGGACTAATCCGCCAAGAATAGATTGCATGAAAGAGGGCTGTTTATTGCCTTCGATAATTTGAATGGGCATTAGAATCCTCCTCCGAAATATGTAGCAGCAGCTTGGGGAACTTGACCGGCAATATTTCCAAGCATTTCCATCCAAGGGTTAGGTTGTTTTTTAACTAAAGCATTTTCATAAGGCCTTTGATTTAAGAGCGAATTACTCATATCAAATAAACCTTTTGTAGCTTCCATTTGAAGCCCTCTTCTTTTTGATGCTAAGTCCTGAGCAAAGTCAGAGGATTGTTGATTAGCAGCTTTTTGGAAACCTCCTCCTCTTTGTGCACTCATGGCACCAGGAGCCAATTGTGAATAGCGAGATCCCAATTGGCCTTGCGCTTCCTGAAATTTTCTCCAAGCTGGTTGCTCCATTTCTTCGAAAAAAGATTCATCACCACCGGCTAATTTAGAGAGAAAACTTTCAGGGCCAAGATGCTGGAAAAGGCTTTGAAAGAGCTCCATCATTTCAGGACTGAAATTGGAAACTGAAGCCTTTTTGTAACCGCCAGGGATTTTTTCTCCGGTAGCAGCGCTTCCCTGTTGCATTGCGCCGGCAGATCCTTTAAAACCTTTACTACCATTCATTGAGTTCATAAATGATCTCCTTTTTACTATATATTATCATTTTGAAATGTTTTTACGTTCGGAAAAAATAATTTTTTTTAGAATTGGGAAATCCATTCTATAATTACAATTCCTGACGTAATTGCGGGGGCGCCTGCATCGGCCTGAATAACAATATTTGTAGGGGTAATGTAAAAACTTACCTGGCCCGCAATAACCACATTGCTAGCATAAATGAGACCATAAAAATTAGTGCCATCTGTATAATCTCCATATCCTTTCGGAAAGGCCGTGGTAGAAGCAAAATTAACCCCATGAGGAATAGAGCCAGCAGCTGTAAAAACAAAAGCTTGCCTTAGTGTTTGTTGGCGCCTAGGGTTTCCTGTTAAATACCATGATTCACCAGTAATGACTGGAAAGTTTACTGCATACAAGCCGATTGTGCGGGCATTTACTTTATTTGCAATATCAATATAAGCGTGATCCATCTGGTTTGCAAGTTCGCGGACGTCTTCATTAGGGAATTGTCTTTGTTCCCGAAGATAAGGACTTTGCATTAATGGAAGATTAGCATTCATATTAGCTTAAGCTAGGTCCTGGATTAGCATCTAAAATAAAAGAATGGAGTCCGATTTCGGAAGTCACATATTCAAAATTTCTCATCTGAGCATCTGATAGGGTAAGACTTATCTGAAAGCTAC